TAATCTTAAAAGGGTATCACAATATCAACCCTCTCCTACGATTACGGCTATGGGTTCCGCAGATACAACGGCCGGTGCATTTCATTGGACTGAACCAAGAAAGTTGACTTTGGGAGAATTAAAACGTATAATGAGTTTACCGGATGATTTTAAATTGACAGGTAAATGGAATCAAAAAGCAGAACGATGCGGTAGAATGGTTCCACCCAGAATGATGGAACGTATTGCCTCGGCAATTTATACTAATGTACTGGAGAAATATAATGGCTGACTTTACATTTGCACATAGGCAAGAAGGTTTTGATGAACACATTGATTGGAGTATCAGGGGTTATAGTAATCTATTGGATGATGTTGTAAGTCTATCACGATATTTTGTTGAGGAAGATACCAATGTAGTGGACATAGGTTGCTCTACAGGTAAACTTACTGCACGAATTTTGGAACATAATTATGAAGCTTGTCCGGGAGCAAATTATGTAGGTGTAGAAGTGGCTGAAGGCTTCTTTAACAATCTCGATGAGAGAAAGGTCAGTTTAGATGAAAAATATCCTGGCACTGCTGTTGATTTTATTTTTGATGATATTCGTAATTATGAATTTAAGAATTGTTCCCTTGTAACGTCCCTTTTTACTTTACAGTTTATGCCTTATGCTTTTAGGGAACAAGTAATTGATAATATCTATTACGGTCTTAACGAGGGCGGTGCATTTATTTTTGGCGAAAAGATTGACACATCACACAGTCGTATTGAAAATATGTTACGCACCATTTATTATGAATTTAAGAATAAGTCTTTTGATTATGAGGACATTATGCAGAAAGAATTGACATTAAAAAATATGCTTAAACCTAATTCATGGGATGAGATTGAAGACATGTTAAATATTGCTGGGTTTAAAGCAGTTCAAAGTTTCTGGCAGAATCATTTGTTCATAGGTGCAATAGCTATTAAATAAAATTGACATTATTAGATAAATGTGATAGGATGGTATAGATGAGGATCGTTTGTGCTCGCTTGAGAAGTAATGTGACCTATACTGGTCCACTAGAAACTGTCTTGGATAGTTTCTTTGAATTGTATGTGAGATGGATGAAAGACAATTCACAACATACATATGATACATATAATTTAAGTTTTGATAAAAGACAAAAACCCAAACGCAATGCAGAGGTGTTTAAAGATGCTGATGTAGTAGTGATCCCTTCCGATAGTGAGTTTAGATACCACGGTGAAGTACAGATAGATCCAAGAGACTTGGAGACATCTAATAACTACATTGAAGAAATTAAACCACATATGGAAGGCAAGCATATTATTATGTGGCGTTCAGATAGAGGTGATACCGAAGAATTATATAGAGAGGAAACATTTAATGGTGTGGCCCTTGGTGATTTCAACACAATAGATGAGATAGATTTTCCTGCTAACATACACGGCATGAAGTATCATTTTATACAGACATTGAAAAACCCATTGGCTCAGATGTTGCCAACTAGAAAGGATAAAGATTTTGCTTATTGGGGTAGAATGAAAGATGGTGATGACCGAGGTAAAGTGATTAAAGGGGTGTATAGAGATAAAGATATTACCCAAGTATTGATTGGGGGATTTCCTTCGGGCGTTAAGCGAGATGCTAAGTGGATAAAAGAATGGAAAGTATTGTACCCTATGATAGAACGAGCCAAGTGTACTCTATGTTTTAATTGGCGAGACCCGACAGCAACAACATCAAGGTATCCGGAAGCATTATCTGTAGGTTTAATACCCTTTGTATGGCAAGACTATGATAAGAACAACACCTATAACATAGAATCTTGGCAACGTGTAGATAGTTTTGAGCAATTGAAAACTAGAATATTAATGTTGCGTTATCGTGAAGCTTGGGAAAGCAAACTTGCTCTGTGTAGACAAAATTATACAGCGATACTTCCTACACAACAGGAGTATTATGAGATGTTCACAAAGAGGATGAATAAATATGTTAGCGATGGAGAAAAGTAGATGTCAAACTTCTTAAAGAATGTAATTAGAGAAACAGGAAATGAATATGGTACAATTGTTAGTGACGGTCTTGCTACTGCTGATGTCAGTGGTTATGTCGATACTGGGAGTTTTGTTTTTAATGCTCTTTGTTCCGGTAGCCTTTACGGTGGGTTACCTCAAAATAAAATTACCGCAATCGCAGGAGAATCAGCAACAGGAAAAACATTCTTCCTGCTAGGAGTTTGTCAATCGTTCTTAGAAAAAAATGTAGATGGTAATATAGTATTCTTTGAATCAGAGTCAGCAGTTACTAAAGATATGATAGAGTCGAGAGGTATCGATTCATCACGAATGCTACTACTCCCAATCACTACCGTACAAGAGTTCCGTTATCAAGCATTACAAGTGCTTGAAGCTTATCAGGCAGATGAAACTCGACCGCCTTTGTTGTTATGTCTTGATAGTCTAGGTATGTTATCAACTACTAAAGAGATAGAAGATACAGAGGCCGGTAAAGAAACTAGGGACATGACCAGGTCACAGATAGTCAAGGCAGCCTTTAGGGTACTGACTTTGAAACTGGGCAAGTTAGGTGTACCGTTATTGATTACGAACCACACCTATGATGTTATTGGGTCAATGTTTCCGCAGAAAGAAATGGGAGGCGGTAGTGGTTTGAAGTATGCCGCTTCAACCATCATCTATCTTTCTAAAAAGAAAGACAAAGATGGCACAGATGTCGTTGGCAATATTATACATTGCAAAACCTATAAGTCTCGATTAACAAAAGAAAATCAGATGGTAGATGTGCGATTATCTTACACCAAGGGTCTAGACAAATATTATGGGTTAGTAGAACTTGGTGAAAAACATGGCATCTTCAATAAAGTTTCGACCCGTTATGAAATGCCTGATGGAAGTAAAGTATTTGGTAAACAAATGTTATCAGATCCAGAAAAATATTTTACTGATGATGTTATGACTAAACTAGATGAAGCTGCTAAGATAGAGTTTTCTTATGGATAAGTATATCAAAGTTTATGATGATGTAATAGATGAAGTGTCTTGTGAAGCTTTGATAGAAAAGTTTGAGGATTCACATGAACATTTTGAAACTGTGCATGTTGAAGATGGTGATGATAAAATATCCTTTGAACAATTAAATCTTATTGACCATGAAGAATGGCAGTCGGTTCAAAATGGTATGTTGGAATTGTTTCAAGACTATATTATGCATTATAAATTAGATTGTGGGGTGCTGGGTAAGCAGTGGCCTGAAACTTATGGGTATGAATCCATTAGAATGAAACGCTATTTAAATAATGATTATGATAGATTTGATAAACATGTTGATGTAAGGGACTATGAGACTGCTAGACGATTCTTAGCATTCTTCATCTATTTAAATGATGTTGAGATTGGTGGTGAGACTAGATTTGATATGTATAAACCAGGAACATTTATACCCTATGAAATACAACCAAAAAGAGGAAGATTGTTAATGTTTCCCCCCACTTGGACTTATCCACATACTGGATTAAGACCTATAAGTGGTAAGAAATATTTACTACATTCTTATTGCCATTATGGATAAGACAACATACCATTATGTAGTTCATAAAGAAACTCAAGAGCAAGCTGTTCGTATACAAGATGGTAAATTTGATGGAATGGTTTACCAGTATTCGGATGTAATGTTTCCCATTTATAATGATGAGGGCAATGTAATAGATCCACAAGATGCGGAAGAAATACCATTGACATTTAAGTGGAAAGTGTTGTATAATCCTAATGAGATGGATTTAGAAACAGGCGAGTTTGCTGCTACCGCCGGTGATATATTATTAGAGTTAATAGAAGAAGGTTTAGAGAATGACGCAATCACAGTTAATACCGAGAGTGGAGAGGACTATTCTCCATCATTTGATACTGAATGAGGACTATAGTAGAAAAGTATTACCTTTTATAAAAGAGGAATATTTCCAAGATAATGTAGAAAAAACTTTATTTAAAACGATTTTACAATATGCTGACAAGTATAAATCCCTGCCGGCTGTAGAAGCATTAGGTATAGAAATCCAGAAAACTACAGTAACAGAAGAAGAATTTAAAAAAGTAAATAATTATCTGGAAGATTTACAAACTGATTTACAAAAAATAGATGACCAATGGCTTCTCGATGAAACAGAGAAGTGGTGTAAAGACAAAGCTATCTATAATGCTATACTCAGTGGCATTCATATCATAGATGGTAAAGATAAAGAAAGATCCCCTGATGCTCTGCCTGAGCTTTTATCTAAAGCTCTAGGAGTATCGTTTGATGACCATGTTGGACATGATTACATACAACAATCAGATGACCGATATGAATTTTATCATACAAAAGAAGAAAAGATTCCATTTGACTTAGAGTTTTTTAATAAGATTACCAAGGGTGGTCTTCCTAAAAAAACTTTAAACATTGCACTGGCTGGTACAGGTGTAGGTAAGTCATTGTTTATGGTTCATGTTGCAGCTAATTGTTTGATGCAAGGTAAGAATGTTTTGTATATAACATTAGAGATGTCAGAGAACCGTATTGCGGAAAGAATAGATGCAAATTTAATGAATATTTCTATGGATGACCTGCATGATTTACCACGCCACATGTATGAAAGCAAGTTTGAAAGATTAGCAAAGAAGACCCAAGGTCAGTTAATAGTCAAAGAGTATCCTACCGCATCTGCGTCGTGTGCTCACTTTAGAGCTTTGCTTAATGAGTTGGCACTAAAGAAAACATTTAGACCAGACATTATTTTTATTGATTATTTAAATATCTGTGCATCAAGTCGTTTCAGACATGGTGCTGTAGTTAATTCTTACACATATATCAAAGCGATTGCAGAAGAAATGAGAGGACTGGCAGTAGAGTTTAACTTACCGATTATGTCCGCTACCCAGACAACCAGAACAGGGTTTGTATCAACCGATATTGGTTTAGAAGATACATCAGAATCATTTGGTCTACCCGCTACGGCTGACTTGATGTTTGCTTTGATATCCACAGACGAGTTATTAGAACTTAACCAAATGCTCATCAAACAGTTGAAGAATAGATATGCGGACCCATCCTATTTTAAGAAATTTATTATTGGGGTAGACAGAGCCAAGATGAAATTGTATGATGTATCACAGATAGCACAGTCGGATGTAGTTGACACAGGACAAGGAGAAGAAATAATAGATAGGTTTGCTGACTTCAAAGTATAATAAATAGTCTCATGGCTTACGAAATTTCAGAAGGTGCAGCTGCTGGAGCAATGTGGATTCCAGACAATAAATTAAAGAAGTTAAAATTAGATAATATAAATGATATTTGGGAGGCAATGGTAGCAATTTATAATAATTTGCAAGATCCCAATAAGGTTGTGGGTGACGGTGCAGAAAAAGCAGCTTATATGGCATGGATGGATCCAGAAAATGCTTCTCCAATAATGAGAAATAAAGCAGGACAGATAGTAGAAAATCCAGAGAAACCTCCTGCAAAACTAAATGGAAAAACTTGGGATGCTCGAGTAACTGCTGTTATTCATGGTTATTCATCTGCACTTGCAGCAAAGGAGTGGATGAGGAAACATAAAAGACCACAGGAAAAAGAAAATTTAAGTTCTCAAGATAAAGTATATTTAACTGGCGGCCAGTGGGCTCCTAAAATACAATGGTTGCAAGTTACTGTTGGTGGTTGGAAAGATTATAATTCTTCTGATTTGGTTATAGTTCGGGGTAAGTGTTATTATGGAATTTCTTTAAAGAAGAAGGAGAAAGGTACATCTGTCGATCCACCTATGATTAATAAATCTGTTATGGAGTTATTAAAGGAAATTGGTGATAAAGGAGATACAGGGGCTGCCGGCGAGACCATTAAAGGTA